GCCTAATTGAAATGCATTAGCTAAATCTTGTTGAACAAATCTTAACTTAATGGATGTCACAGTCGGATCTTCTCCCATGACAGTAAAGAAATCAGTAACAGCACTAATTGTAGTGGATCCAAAATAATTATACGGGAAAATTCTAAAATATAAAACTGTAGCCGCTGCAATTGCTGACCAAGTACTAGTTCCATCATTATATGTTTCACCATCGCCTGTGTGAGTTCCACCAGCAGTCCCTCCCCAATATAATTCTGTCACTCCGACATCATATGTATATCCGACAGTTCTAATCACTAAATGATAAATAGTACTGGCTGATAAAGATATTGGAGTACCAAATGTAAATCCAACAAGTCCATATCCACCAGGGTGAGTACCTGGGACGACAGTATTGATTGTTAATGCCGATGATGTTCCTAATGCACTTCCTGTTGGTAGCCCACCAGAATCGGCATAAATTTCAGCTACCATCGTTCCTGCGGGAGTACCTGTTTTAGCCATCAATACTGAAATAGCATCGACTTGCCTATCTGTTCCTCCTAATGTGAATTGTTGAGCATATTGTTCGTTAGCTGCTCCTCCGTCAGTTGTTGAAAATATATATCCTGTGTCTAATCCTGTTTCATAATTATTTATTGGATCGATTACTCCCATTCCCATTCCAAAACACAAAGGATCACCAACTAGTGTTACTCCAAAATTATAAGTAGTTTGAATTGATGGAAATCCGTCACCCCAAAAAGCTGAAGCACCTTTTAAAACAACACTTCCACCACTATAATTAGAACCCGTTACATAATAATTTCCTTTTACATCACATTTAATAATACCTGTTGAGGTATCAAATGTATAAGCTAAAGAATTATTTTGAGCAGCAAATTTAATTTTATTATTCAATCCCGATCTTAACCATAAATCATCACTAGTATCCATATAAAATAATCCAGGATTGCCAGCTTGTCCCACATTGTGTAAAAATATACCTTTATCATTAAGAAAAATAAGTCCCAAGTAGTTGATTTTTCCAAACTCAGCATCATTTGTGTCTAAGAAACTTAACTTACCTGGAGATACTGCACCAGAACCACCAACTGATAAAGTTCCAGTAATAATATATGAGGCACTTATATATCCCGAAGCATCGATTGAAACAACATCTAGTGTGTTAGCGATAATTGATTTTGTGGTGATTTGTCCACCTTCGATTGTCGTTCCTGCCGCTTGTTGATATTCGACTGCTACCAATTGTCCCCATTCACTTCCTGGACGACAAATGGCTAAAAGAACTTTGTTATCCCCGACAACATTTGATGGATTGTTTGTGGCGTATAAATCGGCATTATTGTTGTAATATACATAAGTAGTTGATAGTACATTTAACCAACCGCCATTAGTTTCGACTGATTGTCCGTTGGCAAAATAAATTGTTCCTGCGTTAAAATAAACCTGATAATAATTCAGAGAATAGTGTGTAATATTATGCGTAAATGCAGACTGTCCGATAGCTAATTTAGTAGCAACAATAGATCTAGCGGCAATAGCGCCAGTTTGGATAATTCCTCCATCAATTAACGTCTGTCCATCTGAATCGTAACAATAAATCTTTCCATTATGAATAATTAATTCCGTTGGTTGTCCTGGATTACCTATTTCTTGGACATTGACAGGTTTTGATACACCAGGTGATCTGGCTCTTGATGATGTCCATTTTTCATTGCTCATGTTATTAATATCCTCCCTAATGCCCGTATTGATTTGTCTTGTAATTTCTTAATACTGGCTTTAACTTGAATTGTTTTTAATTTAACGATTGCGGCTTTAGCAGTTAATGTCTGTGTTGTTACACCTATAAGATTTGCCCTACTTATAAGTGATTGTTCATTTGATATTGTCAATGGATTAACAAATTCAATTTTTTGTGAAAATCCTCTATTATCGACTTGCCAATCCATATTATAAATCATATAGTTTTCATAATTCCCTTCTGTCAATTCGACACTTAATACATCTCCTACTCTAAACTCAGGATGTCCGAGAATATCAACTCGAAAAAGATTTTTGGCATTCTTCCATCTTTCCACTTCGACTCGTGCCAATGAATCTGCCCATGATTCTTTATCAATAAAATCATTTTCTAATTCAATAGATTGTTCACCGTATAGTGCGATGCTTGCCTCATCTCTCCTTATCACCCTAATCCAGTCGTGTATTTTAAGTGGATTGGCTCTTACTTGAAATTTAGTGAGATAAACAGGGACACCAGAAAAGTTTTGAACCTGTAAGTAACAAGAATCGGCATACGGAGTAAATGTTATTATTTTAACCGAAGATGTCATATCAGTTCCCGAACCATCCACTGCCGTATTGGCAGTATAATCTGTATTGGCAATTGGTTGTATCCATGTTGTACAAGGTAACGGCCCAATTTCGTCTTCTATCTGGATATAAGCACTTTGTTGATCATTTGCTGGTATCCAAACCAATGTATCTGAATACTGATTGAGAGCTTCAATATCGCCATTATCCCAAACTACTTTTATTCCCTCTGATATTCTTGGCCTTGCTTTAACGGTAACCTTATTTTTGATAGCTTGTTCTTCGATACTAAATTCAAGATTTTCTATCCAATCATCTCTTGTTAGGATAAAAATAGGATTTTGTTGTTTTTCAACATGAGATTGATTCCAGAATTTTAATTTACCGTCATTGTCAAAAAATATTCTTCCTCTCTCAGATAACGCTATTTCTCCCATTAAAGGCCATGTATATCTTTCTCCAAAATAAGCAGCACTAATTGTATGTTCAGATAATTCCAAATCATAATAAGGACTACCATCATCACCTGGTTCTAATCCGAAAGCATTCCTAGCTAGAATTTCAATTAACTCATCAGCTCTTTTATTAATATAAGCAGCTTCTCTTGGTGCAGGTTTATTTAAAACATTTATTGTATTATCAAAACAATGAAAATTGACAATTCCTTGTTTTCTATTGGGTTCGATAGCTTTGATATAACCAGTAAAAAGTCGAAAATAATAAGAACCGATTTTGACATCAAATCTAATATTCTTTCGAGGTACCAGATAATTATAAAGGGGAGATGATGTATCTTCGGGTAAAAATCTTTTAGTGGTATTGTTTAATTCAAAATCTGCTTCTCCAGCCATTCCTTCACCCCATTTACCACTCATTTGTATATTACCTTCAGCAGTAAGGAAATAATCACTTTCATCAACCCAATCCGTTCCATTCCATTGAACCTGAATACGCCCGCCAATCTGCCTTATTGTTTTGGCAATTTCAGTTTGTTTGTCTGTTGAAGGCCAGATTCTAGCCTTCGATGCTAGTGTCTGTGTTGACATATTTAAATCCTTGAACTAACTTCTGTAAGAGTTAATGTAACGGACGACCAGAAATTATCATTTCCTGTTCCCGCTACAAGTTCACGTGCAGATAACTCAGACAGTACGGATACACCAGGTGAAGCACTTTGTGTATATTTATCATAAACAAAAGTAATTGCCGCCAAACCATTAACAATAGCTTCCAATGCCTCATATGTCGATTTATTCATCACTTCATAAAACAATACATATCGATATTTTCTTGCCATTACTTCTTGTCTGGTTTTACCACCCAATGTAGTGTGGATAGATTGAACCCATACAGGTTCTACCTTACTACCCCTACTTGGATGAGGAATTGTTGCTCCTCCTAATGTTGGCCTGTTTATTTGAGTACTCATATTGCTCTTCCAGTCCTTTCACCTTCGGTATTTTGAACTTGTTGCAACATTCGAGAAAAGGCTCTCACCTCTCCTTTACTGGCAATCATCATACCGGGTTGTAAATTAATAATTGTTTGATTACTTAATCCACCTTCTCGTGGTGTAGGTTTGGCTAATGCAGGTGCCGCTACTCCTGATGCATATCCCTCTGTTCCTGCAGTTACCCCAGTATTAATAACGGGGTGATTTGCTGAAACGCCTGTAATTGCTTCTCCTATTTGTTCAACTGCTCCCTCAATTTGTGGTAAATTCCTAACAATTCCCTGTGCCAATGTTTTTATCATGTTTGGCATCCATTTATCACCCTCACTCATTGGGCCTTCTTTTGGTGGTGAAAACCAACCTAAGAATGATTTAAAAACATTAGCTACCCAACTGGCTGCATTTTTAATAGAATCCCATGCATCATAAATACCAGCAGCAAGATGTTCTCCTATTGATTTACCCCAATCTTTAAATTGTTGCCATCTATCATTTAAAGCAGATGCTATTCCTCCAAGAATATTTAATGCAGAATCTTTTATTTGCCACCAAGCATCACCAATACCACTTGCTAATTGTTGTCCAGTTGTTTTTCCCCAACCTTTTATCTGTTCCCACATTTCATTTAATCCAGAACTAATACCACCAACGATATTTTTGGCGGCATCTTTCATATTATCCCAAGCACCATAAATGCCAGAAGCAATATTTCCTCCAACATTTTTACCCCATTCTTTAATCTCCCCCCATTTTTCATTTAATCCTTCTGTCACACCATAAACAACATTGGCAGCATTTTTAAACCAATCTTTAGTACTACTAATACCTGAAGCAATTTTTTCTCCTATCCATACCCCTGCATTTTTTAAAGATGGCCCTATTGATTCCAAACTAGTTGAAATAGTGTTATAAATTTGTGTTCCCAAATCACCGACAGCAAAAATTGCTCCTAAAATTGTTTGTCCGATTTGTCCCCAATTTATACCAGAAACAAAATTTGTAATATCATTTTTAACCTTTTCCCAATCTATATTAAAGACATCGGTTAAAAGGAGAAATAATCCATAAGGTGGAAATAGTAAACCTAAAATAGTTTTACCTACTAGACTCCAATCTATTTTTCCAACAAAATCAGCAACATCATTTTTTACTTTTTCCCAGTCAATGTTAAATACTTCGGTAAGAAGTAAAAAAATTCCATAAGGAGGAAATAATAATCCTAAAATAGTTTTTCCTATCAAACTCCAATCTATTGATTCAATGGTAGTTTTCCATGCCGTTTTAATTCCTTCCCATTCAATATTATCGAAAAGAGCTTTAAGTTGAGCGGGTGTATTTTTAAATGCCTCAACCCACCAATTCATTAAGTTAAACTCTTGTATTTCTCCAGGTTCTTCTTTGAATGCCTCTGATCTTGCATTACCTATGTCTTCATATCCCTGTGTTACTTCTTGCAACTGTTTAATTAAATCATCATATCCTGCACCAGCAGCAATACCTGCAAATTCGGTTCCTCCAGTCATTGCTTGTGCAGCTTTTAGTCTTTCTTGTTCCAGTTTTAATCTTTGTTCATTAATTCCCTGTTCAGATTCCAGTAGTTTTCTGGTAGTATCCAATGCATTTTCAGCAATTTTTAACCGATTTTCAAAAATATCAATTTCTTTGTTATATTTCTCGCTAAGAGCATCTCTTTCTTTTTCTAATGCACCGATGATTTCATCTCTGGCGTCTTTCAAGTCAGCAACCCTATAACGATGCTCGTCAATCTCCTCTTCCAATAAATCAGATTGTTCTCGATATATATCCCTAAAATCATCTAACGCCCTTTTAGCGTCATCTAATGAGTCCTCTGCTGTCTTTAATTGTTCTTCGTATATTTTCTCTTGTTGTTTGGCATTATATTCAGCGGTTTTAATTTGTTTATTGATATCTTTAACTTGATCTTTCTGTAAATCCAATTTTTCTTCCAATATATCCTCTTCTGCCTTATATAGTTTTTTGGTTGTAATATAATTACCATAAGCCAAGTCAACCTGATCTCCTGCTTGGGAAGTTCTTGATTTAGCAGCTCTCCATTCGGCATCCCATTCGTCTTTTCCTAATGCTTCTTCTTTTTTAAGTTGATTTCTAGCTGATTCCAAATTCATTCGAGCATAGTCGAGCATTCCCTCGGCCATATCGACTTCATCTTTTCTCAAATCTCTTAAATCATCCAATGTCGCCCTAGTTTCATCAGCATTTTCTTGTAATGCGTCCCGTTGTTCTTTTAAATTATCAATAAATAAGTCATTACTTTCTTTAATGACTTCTAGTCTATCTTTGGCAATCGTTTTTTCATCTTCTGCATTATCAACAACCGTCTGATATGTTTTTAATTGTGATTTATATAGTTTTTCAAGAACTCTTTTGCGTTTTTGTAAAAGTTTGATTGCTTTTTCCTCTGAATCGATTTGATCGCCATAAATCTTTTTTCTCTCATCAATTGCTTTTTTAATAACATCGGTTTCCTTTTTCAACGCATCTTTTCTTCGTTTGATTTCTTCATTTATACTATCGATTGTTTCCTCGATTGCTTCGACTTTTAGTGCTGCTACTATTTCTTTAGCTAATGATTCCATTCTTACTTTTCCAACTAAACTTTCTATTTCTTTTCTTGTTTCAACACTAATTTCACCAAATCTTTTAACCTCATAAATTGCTTTGGCAATTGCCCTTCTGGCTTCTAATGTACTGTTATAGATGGATTCTGCTGTCATTTCTCCCTGTTTTTCCAAAATTTGATAGTAAGATTCAACAATTCTCATGGTATCGTCTAAAATGCCGAAATCTGCCTCTCTAAATCCATATAAGAATGATTCCATTATCTTGTCACCCCATTTACTGGCCAAAAGATTCATTGCACTAAATGCTTTTGCCATATTTTCTACACCATCTTGTTTAAAAGATTCTCCCATCTTTTCAAGAGAATCTGAAACTTTTTTCTGAGCATTAGATATTCTTTCTTGAAATGCCGTTATTCCCAATGCTCCTTTAATTTTTTCAGTGATGTTAAATAGTTTGTTTAGTGCATCGTAAATTTTATGAATTACATACGTTATTGCTATAGCTATTAAAATGAACTTTGCAAAAGGCGCTATGATAGCCAAAACGCTTTTACCAACCAAACCCATTGCTAGTTTTAGTCCACCGAAAGCTGCCCCCACTGCTTTAATAGAATTTATTAATGCAGTAATGGTGGTGAAGAACCCGACAAATATTGAAAGTAATGTATTAAAAGCTAAAATAAGAGGGCCGGTGACGGCCAATAATACACCGATTCCAATTGCCAATTTTTTTACCCAACCTGGCAATGCTATCCATATTGCGGCTAACTGCATTATCTTTTGGGTGGCAGTTTCCAAAAACTTTCTCATGATAGGTGCTAAATCATCACCGATTACTTTGGTAACTTCTTGTAGAGAATTTTTAAATATCTTAAATTGAGATGCCAGAGTATCTGCTGTAATTTCATAATCTTTTGTTAATTCTATCCCTTCTTTAAATGCTTCATTTGATTCTTCTTGTCGTAGTAAAAATTCATCATATTGACTCATTAATGCTCTGAATGCTTTTGCACCCGTAGCACCAAATATTTCAAGAACGGCTTGGTTTTTATCTATTTGATCTGCACTTATTTGTAATCCTTCGATATATGTTTTTAATGTGGCAACCACATCTTTACTTATCATGTCCTCTAACGATTTTTCTGTAATGCCCATTTGGGCTGCTAGTTTAGGTAAATTTCGACTCATATTGTCGAACATTGTATTAAGTTGTGTTCCTGCACGAGAGGCAGTTCCAGTAACAGGGATAATTGCCGCCAGTAATGCAGCCAAATCTTCAAATCCAACATTTAAAACAGTTGCTGCGGGAATTGCTCTTAATATGGCCGATACGAAATCATCCATCCCACCACGAGCCTCTTTTGCCATTTTTCTGATTACCGAACCTACTCTTTCCACATCTTCTTCAGCAATACCAAAAGCTTTAGAAACAGCCACCAATGCTTCGGCAGCATCTTTAAGTCCCAATTCTTTTGAAATAGTTACCAATTTACCAATAGCTATTGTATATCTTTCAAGATTTTTGACACTAACACCCGCTTCTCCTGCAGTAATAGCAATTTCTTGAAGTTCTTTAACAGTGAGTGGCATTACTAATGCCAGTTCACGAAGGTCTTTGGTAAAGTTTTCTGCTCCTTTGGCAGATAAATCAGTAGATGCTTGTAATTGCTTTGTTCCTGTTTCCCAGTCAGCAAAAGTTTTAATTGATACCGTAGCAAGCGCACCAAGTGGTACTGTAAATGCTTGAGTCATAGCCAATCCCGCTTGTCGAAGTCCCATTGTCATAATCCAGAGTTGAGAAGAAACGGCCTTTAAAGACGCAGCGAGACTTTGTGTTTGTGTCGCTGCAGCAATTTCTGCTGTCGCCAAATCTGTGATACCTTTTTCGGCTGTTTTAGCAGCCTTACCTTGATTTACAAGTCCTTGTTTTATTTCATCCAAACTTTCATGATAAACCCTTGCAGATTTATTGACAGCCTTATTACCTTTCATCAACCCCGCTAACATGTGGGAATTGAAATTTTCTAGATTTATCCCTTCCTTTTTTGCATCACTGACAAAATTGCGGAGTGCTGTTGACGATTTTTTAACCGCATTTTGCCAAGAAGTAGCATCTCCCTGTATCGATATTAATATTTCACCTAATGTTGCCATAACTATATTTTACCTTTTTTTATATTAGGCGTCAGGACGATATACTACTTGTTGCAATTTATCGGGTAATTGTTCAACTCCGCTTGAACTTTCTTTTTCAACAACATCCTCTTTAATAGGAGGAAATGGTATAGGTAGATCTTTCCATTTTCTAGCCGCTTTTTTATCAGCATGTAACATAAAGTTAAAACGCATTTCTGCGTTTCTTTCTTCAGCTGTAAAGTTGGCAGCTATTACTACATATCCCCAAAATTCTTCCCAATATAGATGGTTTAGAGAATAATCTCTTGTCCATCCATATCGAGAAGCGAGGACATCTATACACCATGTGATGAAATCAATTTTTGGTAATCGATTTATTCCTTGCGAGCCCCTAACTTCTCTATAGGGGCTACGGAGTTTTTTAGGTTCTCCATCACATTGTTTAAATCAAGACACACACCAAAAGCTTTACTTATTTCTTCTGGATATGCTTTTTCAAGAATTTCTTTTTCTTCTATTTCAGCACAACAAGCAACAAACCCTGCTACTTGTTGTGGAAATGTCTCAATCATCCCAACTAAATTACTTATATCTATGTCCTTCATGTCTGGACTTTTCTTGCCAGCTTGAGTGGGTGCTATTTTAGAAGCATCCCTAAACATACTAGCAATAATTTTTTGAGCTCCATAGAATTTACCTGCTCTTAATTTATTAATGGTAAATTCTTTACCACCAATAAAAATAATAGCAGTAGTCTTTATTTTTTCTTCAGACATATTGCCTTTTTCTTAAACTACTAATAAGTAGCTTTTGACGTTATACCTTGTTTTGTCTTATTTGGAACAGCTGTTTTCCGCTGCTGTGGTCTGTATCTGCATAAGCAGTAAAGGTGACACCAAAAGCAGTCGGATTCTCTCTCTCAAAGTTAGCTTCAAAACCACCCGAAACACATCTAAAGAATGTCCAGGTGTTTAGATAACCTGTATCGTTATCTGAAATTTCGAGTTCTAAGACTGTATAAGAAATCGTATTGATTCCTCCAACACCAAGCCAGTAAGCAACTCCACTTTCATCTTCAGACGAAGCAAAGTCTGCCAAAACCAACTTAAGGTTTTCAGCCGTAGATTCTAACATTGAGAATTCAACAGTAGCTGTTTCGCCAGTGATAGCAACATCAACAGGTGGAGTAGACTGATCACAGAAGATATCAGAAGTATCGAGAGAGTATGTAACAGTGACTCCTCCAGTAGTACATCCGACATCAGTTCCCGCAGGGCTTACATCATACCAATCCGCACTAGACGGATCAGTGATAACGGTTCCCCCGACTCTGACAGTAGCTCCTTTGACGTTTATGTTTGTAGCAGTTATAGCCATGAATGAATCCTTTCATAATGATTAAAAATCTGACACTAACACTTAATCTTTATCTATTACTTGATCTATCTGCTTCTATCTCTAAATTCCAATCGATTTTAGACATATATAAAGCAGTAGGATTTCTCCTTGCACAACCTTTACCTTTCAAAGAAATTATACCAGGGTAGTCTTTTTCATTTACCTTAGTTGGTACGGGCATCTTATATTTGTCTTTAAAAAACTCATATTTTTTACCCGTAACTATACCTTTGACTGATGCCTTATCGGCAGTTCCAAGATATACAACTTCTCTGTATTTTACTCTAGATTTAATAATTTTTCTAGTAACTCTTACCGTTTTTTCGATTTTTACTTCTTTAAACACAGATTTAGTGGCTTCATGTGTTTTAAGATGTAATTTATAAAATCGTTTTGATTTATATACTTTGCCACAATAAGGACATTCTTTTTGCCATTTCATGTTATTTTTCCTCTTTTAAGTGTTGTCTGATAACAATACAAAGTTTATCTAAGCCAATTTTTTGATGCCCGATTATATCTCTCCAGGTATCTCTAATTTTGGCTTTAGCAAATTCTTTAAAATCATCAGGTAATTCTCTGTTTTCTATTTCTTTACATAATTGTGCCTCTAGTTTTCTTAATTCTCCCCAAAGATCGCCTGATAAATCCTTTAATGCCTCAAAGGCTTCGGGATCTTCAATCTTAGTCCATCTTTTCCACTTAGCTTCTAATTCTAAAAGGTAAGAGGGTTTTTTGATTAATTGCCCTCCTGGACTATGCTTTACTTCTACTTTTGTAGTCATATTATAATAACCTCCTTGCTATTACTGTGGGCTATCTATTAGCCCATCTAACATTATATCTAACTTGTGTAATCCAAATTAATGTATCGGGATCTTTAATTGGTTCTAACAAATTATCCCTAAAACAACTATAGCAAATTATTTTACTAGTGTCTAAAGTTGTTTGTCCATGTAAAAGTTCTTTTATCCTCGATTCTATGTTGTCTGATTCTTCTGTTTTAGGACTTCTACTAAATATTGTGATACGAAAAAAACTCCCAGTTACTTGTCCGCTACTTATTGTTGGGTTAAAAATATTATCTCTATCAGAAAGAATAGAATAAGTAATACAGGGATATTTGGCGTCTGAGGGCGGTTGTCTATGAAAAATTCTACCAGTACTTCCTAATAATCCTTGTAATGTAGAATCATCGTTTAGTTTGGCAAATATTGCCTCTTTGAGAAAATATATATTTTTTGAATAAGTTGGCATATTAATAGGCTCCTACTCCTCGCATTCCTGCGAATCCTTTAGTAAATTGTTTTGTTTTTCCATGTCTTGTTCTTTGATTTGCAGTTCTTTCAAATTTAGTTAATGCAATTTTTACTGTCTTTGTTATGTTATCAGACATTTTGGGGGCAACTTCAGCATATGCACCCTCTAAATAATGATAACCTTCCCACCAATCTTTACTTGTGGATTTATAATGTCCGATTTCTACCCATTCGGCATAAGGTGCAACTCTCATATCGGGGCCGACAGAAATACTAAGAGATTCTCTCGTTTCAGGTTTGAAACTTGTTCCAGTTTCATAACCATAAGATATTTCCCCCCCTATATATAAATTAATAGATTCTTGTAATTTACCCGTCCAGTATTTTTTACCTGTTTCTTGTTGAGATCTATTTTCTAAAATTTCTTTTGCTTTATCTCTTATTTCTTTACCATGTTCTACCAAATCTGCTTTAAAATTGTGTTCAACAACAAAACCCACATCATTAAGATTTTTTATCATTGCATCTACGCTTTTTAAAGAAAGTCCGATTTTCATGTTATTTGAGCCTTTGATGTCAATGTTTTAAATTTAGCAGTATCAAAATATCCTGTTGTATTCTTAAGATTCAATTTAATGTGATGACTGTCGGTTATTGTTCTGTTTCCTGCTTGTAAAACTTCAATGCCTAAAACAATGTAATATTCGCCTGTTTCTTCATCTAATACGATATCACCTGGCTTAATTTGTCTGGTAACATCACTTTCAATCCTGTTAATGTAAGCAGTGTGTGTTTGGTAATTGATTTTACCTTGAAGATTGTATTCCACTTCAGATTTTTGTGGTTGAATATTAGCCGCCACTGAGAAATATGCTGTTTCTGTGGTGAGATCTTGATCCCCCACAGAATTAATTGTTCCCGTATCTCGAAATATATCAATTGTGGTATTCAAGAATCGTGACGGAATGTTATGAATACTCATATTAAAAACTCCTTTAATTGTTCTTTATTATTATTTCTTTTACCATATTTCTTGTGAAATTTATTATGACATTTTTTACAAAATGTTATTCCATTACTAATGGCTGTTCGTAATTCTGGATAATCAGCAAAGTTGTTAATATGATGTGATCTCAAATATTTGTTTCCTTTTAAACATTTTTGACAAGTATATCTGTCTCTGGCAAATACTGATTCTCTCCAAAGTCGATATTCAATACTTTTTCTTATTTTTTCACTTTCAGTAGTGATTCCGCATCTCCAATTCCAGTGATTGTT